TGTGAAGCAAGACTCACATCGCAGTCGTGCCATCTTCACTGACGACCACGGTTTGGGCAAGCTTGTTTGCGGCGACAACATCTACCTGCAAGTGAGCCAAACTGAGACCGGAGGTGGAGTTATTCTGGACGTTGGCCTGAAGATCTCCTACACGTTCACTTCTGTTTCCTGCAGCGACTACGTTGAGGAGCTCGCAGCGCAGCTGACATCTTCGTAATGGCAGCGACATCCGCTGCTGGTGCGAAGAGGCAACGCATGATCCCGCGAGGACAAGAAGAGGAGTGGCATTGGGTGACGTACGGTGGCAACATGGTTGAGACACCTACGGGCTACACGACGTACATGCAAGACTTCGACCTGCCTGGCGCTGGCATCAAGCAAGACGGGAAGATGTCGATGTACGAGTGCTCGAAGATCTGGTTCTACGTCGAGCCATGGGCAATTAACGGTGCACTTGTTCCTCTGAATTTGTATTGTCGTTTTACACTTCAGGCGAATGCCGCGCACACGGTATTCCACGCGCACGGTGGGAAGGATTACATGAATCTCCACCAACTCCTTGAGCGTCCTTCCGTTTACTTAGTTCACACTGAGAGTCACGCGCAAGTCGAGACACGTGTTCTCGGTCCACAGACCAGACCTTGTATGTATGATATGACTGCCCCCGACGGACGCGGTATCTTGTTCAAGGGGAACAAGATCTGGACTTCATACCTCTACAACGACGACCAGCTCATCTGGCTCGATACGTTTCCGTCGTATGCCTTTCGCTGTTTGATTCGCCGTGTTTGGGTTGATCCCGCCTACTATGTCCAATCCGCTATGGAGGCTGCCAACATGGGAGACTCTGTGTAAATAAAGCGGGATTTGAACTGCAAAAAGGGAGAGCCGGTGCCTGATACCACGCCAGCCGCACTCAACTCAGGGGGGGGGACCAATTACCACGGTTATAATTGCAGTTTTGTTAGGTATATGAATTTGAGTCCCGGAATTTTGCGATCGGAAGTTGGGTCCCCTGGCAATTTTCCGATGCTGTAAGGCCTAGAAATATAAGACATGACTACAATAATATAAGACTGTGGCAAGTGACTCTCCAACTGGACGAGGTGATCGCATAAGGATATATATGGAACATGAGTGACGTGTAGTGACGTCACTCCACGTCACCAGTGACGTCACTCCACGTATGCGATGCGCAAGGCTTACATATAGGCCGGCTCCACAGGTCGCGGTCAGTATTACCCGCGACCTGTGGCGCCGGCGCCAACACCATGTCTCTCTCCAACTTCACACTCCCCCCTCCCCCCACAACCAACGACGACGACTTTGAGAACTTTGACGACGATGTCTGGTCTTTCTCCCCCTTTGTCCCGCTCTCCGCGTCAGCGGAAGCAGACCGCTCCTCGCCGCTACAGATACACTTCCCTAGCCCTGAGCTCGTCTGCTCGGAGCCTGCTCTATCGCCATCGCCAGCTGCAGCTCCGGCTGCAGCGCCGGCGGTTGGCGGAGCACCTCGCGGCGCGTGTGCGCGACACTGGTGCTTCACACTCAATCACTTTAGTGATGACGAGTTCGCGGACCTTGCGTGCCTTTGTGACGACACAGAGACCGGGAACCTGCGCTATCTGGTCATGGGACGCGAGGTCGGGGAGACCGGTACGCCGCATCTACAAGGTTACCTGGAACTGAAGCTGAAGCAGCGTCTGCCATGGCTGCGCGAGCACGTCAACCCCCGCGCCCACTTCGAGGCCCGACGAGGCAGCCGCGATGAGGCGAGGGACTACTGCATGAAGGACGGCGACTGGCTGGAGACCGGCGAGTGGAAGCAGGAGGAGCGCGGACGCCGCAGCGATATCGAGCGCATGGTCGAGCAGGCCTCTCAAGGTGTGACTTTTTACGATGCGTGTGTGGATGAGCCCACCAGTGCCCAGTTCCCGCATGCCTATTCGAAGTTGCTTGAGGGTCGTGCCTTGCAGGCCACCGAGGCCTGGCGCGACGTCGAGGTGGAGGTCCAAGTCGGCGGGACCGGCGTCGGCAAGACGCGCTCTGTCTACGATCGCTTCTGGCCGAACCTGTTCGTCCAGGACTGCTCGGCTGGCGGCGAAGTGTGGTGGGACGGCTACAGCGGACAGAAGACCTTGCTCCTCGACGACTTCGATGGACACGGCATCTCATTCCGCTACCTTCTCCGTCTTACTGACGGATACCCCGTGCGTATCAAGGTTAAGGGTGCGCACACATATGGCGCGTGGACAATGGTGTGCATTACGTCGAACTTGCCTGTCATGTCGTGGTACCCCCGTGAGCATGACATGTCCCCACTGTTTCGCCGTATCACTGAGTTGCGCCGCTTTGACAATCGCGGCGATGTCCACATCTTTCGCCATGGTGTCGGCGACGATGCATTCCTTTGAATGCCGCCGCAATTCGTTTGTTTTGATTTGGCGCCACTGCTGGCTGCCCCTTTCCCCTATTTAATGGGATGTGTGTGTTGCATGCCGTACAGTTGCTCCCGATGTGCTGTGAAATAAAATGCCCGCTGTTAAGAGTCGTCGCACGCGTACGCATCGTGCGCCGTCCGCGGCGACGAAACTTCGTCGTGAGTGGGCTGCGAAGAGGCGGCAACTTCGTGCCTCCCTTCGTGCCATTGAGCGTGACTTGAAGTCTATAAGCCCGCGTCGCGCGAAGAAGTAGCTTTCATGTCTAAGCGCCGTCGTGTGACCATAGTTCCGAAGCGGGACAAATTCTACCAGGATTGGCACATCAAGAAGACGCAAACGATAGCCAACGTGGACGAAGAGTGGGCAATAAAAGTCCCAAGGCCTCTCTACGCGCCACCTGCTGGCAAGTACTACGCGGTAGAGATTCACGCTATCGAGTGGAAGTTTATACACGAGGAACACGACGGACAGAGGTTGCGTACGTGGATTGCTCTTACGTACTCACCACGCTCTGGCAAGACCCCGTTCCTGACAGGCCCTGGCGATCCTGAGAACCTGTTCTGGGCGACCTGGTTCAACAACGACGAGCACGGCCACGGTGCGTCCGGTGTGAAGCAAGACTCACATCGCAGTCGTGCCATCTTCACTGACGACCACGGTTTGGGCAAGCTTGTTTGCGGCGACAACATCTACCTGCAAGTGAGCCAAACTGAGACCGGAGGTGGAGTTAT